TTATAGAACTGGTTATAGTCATGTATATTTATATAATGTTACAGATAGTGCTAATGAACTTTATGGTTACAATGATTATGCAAACCCAACCGATGGTGCTAGTAGGTCACATGTTGTTGGAAGATTTACAATATCTTCACAAAAAGTTTTTGAATTACGAAATTATGCTCACACAGTATTTGCGACTTATGGTTTAGGATTATTTATGAATTATAATTCTTTACCATCAACTTACGCAGAAGTTTTAATATGGAGAACAGGTGAATGAGTAGCATTTTAAAAGTAGACCAGCTTAAAGATTCAGGAGGCAATGCAATTATTACTTCTGATGGAAGTGGTAACATTACTACTGGAACAGGGATGGGTAAGGTTTTACAAGTTGTTCAAGGAAGTCATACAACTTCAGTTACAAACTCTACAACTACTTATGCTGATACTGGTCTAACAGCATCAATTACACCTATTAGTGCAAGTAATAAAATTTTAGTTTTAGTTAATCAATCTTTTTTACTTCAAGACAGTAGCGGAGGTAGCGCAGGTGCTGACATTAGATTAATGAGAGATAGTACTGTTATTGTTGGTAATCAACAAAGATACCAGATTTATATTCAATCAACAGGTTCATCAAATGAAGCTCAATATAACAGATACACTATGAATATATTAGACGAACCATCAACTACAAGTTCTATCGTATATAAAACACAATGTGTTGCATATACAGGAGCCGATTATATTGCAACTTCTCCATCTAGTTTTGGAGCAACAATTATACTTATGGAGGTATCTGGATAATGATATTTGAAGCAATTAAAAAAATAAATCCTGAAGCAAAAGTAGTTATTAGAGGTTCAGATATAGATACTTGCGAAATAGAATTTCATAATGGCACACCAGAAATATCAAAAGCAGATATTAAGGCAATGATACCAACTGTTGAACAAGAAATTAAAGACGCTGAACAAGCAGCAATAGATAAAAAAGCCTCTGGTAAACAGAAGCTAAAAGATTTAGGATTGGACGACGCAGAAATTAAAGCGTTGATAGGAGCATAATGGCGATAACTAGAATAGGAAACCCAGCAATCGCAGATCAAAGAGGCGTTAATTTTAGGAATATAATAATTAATGGCGGAATGGATTTAGCACAAAGAGGAACTTCCTTTACAGGGATTACAAGTGGAAGTAATTATTGTTTAGATAGATTTACAACTGTGCCTGTAACTGCTGGAACTTGGACACAAACACAATCAACTGATGTACCAACTGGTCAAGGCTTTGCAAATTCTGCAAAATTAGATTGCACTACTGCAAATGGTTCTTTAAGTGCTAATAGTTTGTTGTACTTTCAACAAAGAGTAGAAGGTCAAAATTTACAGTATTTAAAAAAAGGCACATCAAGTGCTGAAAGTGTTACAATGTCATTTTGGGTTAAATCAAACAAGACAGGAACTTATATTGTAGAGTTATTTGATGAAGATAATACAAGACAAATATCAAAATCATATACTATCAATTCTGCTAATACTTGGGAAAAGAAAACTTTAACTTATGCAGGAGATACAACTGGTGCATTTGATAATGATAATGCTGTAAGTTTATATTGTTTTTTTTGGTTAGCAGGTGGAACTGATTATACTTCAGGAACTTTATCAACAACTTGGACAGCAAACACAAATGCAAACAGAGCAGTAGGTCAAGTTAATCTTGGAGATAACACAGATAACGAATGGTATGTGACTGGAATTCAGCTTGAGGCAGGCTCGGTAGCCAGCGACTTTGAATTTTTACCTGTTGATTGTAATTTACAGAGGTGTCAAAGGTATTATTATAGAACTGTAACGTCTAGAGATGGTGGTGGAAATGCAAACATATTTGGTGGTGTTTATGGTACTGGTACTTCTGGAATGGTTATGTTTTCACACCCAGTATCACCAATGAGAGCTGAACCTAGCTATACTTATGTTGCTGTACGAACAACATCAGGATTAGCAAGTTATATAAATAGAAATGTATTTAATATTGGTATGAGTGCAACCAATCCATTTGTTCAAGGTGCACAATTAGATGCGGAGTTATAATTATGATTAATAAAGAAAACATAAATTCAGTGACTTTAATATATGACACAATAGTAAATCCTGGAGAAAAAAATTCTTATAAAGTTATTTTTGATACAAACAAATTTTGTTATGTACCACTAGCAGAAGACAACACAGATTACCAAGCAATTCAAGAATGGGCCAAGATAGAAGGCAATAACATCACTGACAACGGAGCGTAGACCATGCTTGGCCTGACTACTTTATCCGGTGCTCCAATATCAGCATCGTTCTTTAATCCAAACGTCCTTATAAATGTAACAGGTAATGCATTAAGTATTGGAGTCGGCACTGCTTCAGCTACTACGAATGCAACAGCTAACCCTATTGGCTCTCAAGTAAGCCTTGGAGCAGGGACAGTAACAGTTACAGGAACAGCACTTGTAAGTCCAACAGGCTCACAAGTAACTCTTGGAGTAGGAAGTCCTTCAGTAATAATAGATGTAATAGCATCGGTTACTGGAAATTCATTGACCTTATCAACAGGAAGTGTTACAGTAACAGGAACAGCACTTGTGAATCCAACAGGTTCACAATTAACGGCAAACACAGGAGAACCAGGGGTTATTACTTGGAATGAAATAATACCAGGTGTGAATATGACTTGGACAAATATTGACCCTTATTAATAAATTATGGCATCATCTTACTCAACAAATTCAAAACTAGAACTAGTAGCAACTGGAGAAAAAGCCGGTCTATGGGGCACAATTACTAATACAAATTTAGAAATATTAGAACAGTTATCTACAGGTTATTTATCTTCAGCACAACTTGCAAGTGGTGATTTAACTTTAACTTTATCTAACGGTGCAACATCTAATGGTAAAAATTTATATATAAAACTAACAGGTACTCTTGGTGCAAATAGAAGTGTAACTATACCTGATGGTGCTGAAAGAATTATTATATTTGAAGATGCAACTAGTAGAGGGTCTTCTACTTTATATACAATAACAATTAAAACAGTTTCAGGATCCGGGGTTGTATTACCTGTAGGATCAACGTCACTAGTATATTCAGACGGTACCAATGTAAATCTAGGACTTAGAAACAAAGGTTATGTTACATTAAACTCTTCAACAATTACTGCATATACTGCAGTTGATGGTGATCAAATTTTAGTAAACACTTCAGCTAACCCAATTACAGTAACTTTACCTGCATCTCCACCTGTGGGATCAGAAGTTACATTTATTGATGCTAGAGGAACTTTTAATAATAACAACTTGACTATAAATAGAAATAGTCAACCCATTAATTCAGGTACATCTAATTTAGATTTAAGCACAGCAGGTCAGGCTATCTCATTAGTATACGTGGATTCAACAAGAGGTTGGGCTTTTAAAACTAACACGGCATAAGGAGCACGGATCATGGCTCTAATTGATTTTAAAGTATTACCTGGAATCGACAAACAGGATACCGAGTCTGGTGCAGAAAACAGATGGGTTGATTGTGATAATGTTAGATTTAGATATGGTCTTCCAGAAAAAGTAGGTGGGTGGTCTTCTTTAATTACAGAATCTATAGTGGGAGTTGCAAGGAAAGAATTTGCTTTTGTTGATCTAGAAGGAAACAGATATGTTGCAATAGGTACAGATAAATTTTTACTTATATATTTTGAAGGTCAATTATACGACATTACTCCAATTAAATCTGCAATATCAAGTGTTGTAATGTCTTCTTTAAGTGGATCACAAGAAGTCACATTAACTTTTCCAGCTGACCATGATTTAGAGTCAGGTGATATTATTTTATTAGATAGTGTAAATGTACCTAGTGGTGTAAATTTAACTAACGCTGCTTTTGAAGATAAACTATTTCAAGTTACAAAAGTAAGTTCTGCTAAAATTGTAGTTGTAACTGGAACAGAAACTGCAGACGGAGCAGGTAATGGATCTTGTAGTGTTATACCTTATGAAAAAGTTGGTCCTAATGCACAATCTTACGGTTATGGTTATGGTATTGGTCAATATGGAGGAACGGTAGGTGGTGCACAACTAACAACTTTAAACGGTGCCTTACTAGCAGACACTAATGGTACAGGTGGATCAGGAACTACAATTAATGTTGTATCAAATGCAGGGTTTCCAACAGCAGGAACTATATCAGTAGGAGATGAATTAATTAGTTATACTGGTAAAGGTACAAATACTTTAACAGGTATTACTAGAGGAGTTTTTGGAACAGCAACTACTGGTACTTCAAATGGTCAGGCTCATTCAAATGGTGATTTGGTTATAGATGCTTCAAACTTCACAGGTTTTGGAAGTGCGGTCAAAGCCTCAAACGTAACTCTAGAACCTGGTTTATGGTCTTTAAGTAATTTTGGTCAAGTGTTAATTGCAACAATTGCAAATGGTAAAACTTTTACATGGAATGCAGGAGCTGCATCAGCATTAACAGTAAGAGCATCAACTAGTACACCTGGTTTTTCTACATCTAATAATCCAACTGCAACAAGAGTAACTCTTGTTTCACCTACAACTAGACACTTAATTCATTTAGGTACTGAAACAACTATTGGAGATACAACAACACAAGATGACATGTTTATAAGATTCTCTAATCGAGAAAATATAAATGAATATACACCGAAATTAGTTAACACTGCAGGTACACAAAGAATTCAAGATGGTACAAAAATTATGGGTGCCTTGAAAGCAAAAGAAACAATTCTTGTTTGGACAGATAATGCTTTGTATATTATGAAATTTATTGGTTCACCATTAGTATTTGGATTTGAACAAGTTGGTACCAATTGTGGATTAATTGGTAAAAATGCAGCTGTTGAAGTAGATGGAGTTGCTTTTTGGATGAGTCCTAATGGTTTCTTTATGTTTGATGGTACTGTTAAATCTTTGCCATGTAGTGTTGAAGACTATGTATATGATCAAGCAGATACAACTAAAGGTCAACAAATATGTGCAGGTATTAATAATTTATTTACAGAGGTTGTTTGGTATTACCCATCGACTAGTTCTGAGTACAATGATCAATATGTTGTGTTTAATTACGGAGAACCAATGAGAAGCGGAACATGGTACATTGGAACTGAAGCAAGAACAACTTGGATTGATGCATCGGTTTATCAAAAACCTTTTGCAACTAAATACAACTCAACACTTGATGGAACTTTTCCTGTAGTTATAGGTCAAGATGGTTTAGGTCAAAGTCAATTCTTTGAACATGAAGTTGGAACAGATCAAGTTAATCAAGATGGTAGTACAACAAAAGTTACATCGTTTGTAAAATCATATGACTTCGATTTACAAGCAAAACAAACGAATGCTCAAGGTAAATCAAGTGGTCCTAGTGTTGCTGGAGAAACATTTTTAGCAATGAGAAGATTTGTACCAGATTTTAAAAACTTACAAGGCAATGCTAAAGTAACACTGGGTGTTAAAAGATATCCTCAACAATCAGATACAACAACAGCGTTAAGTCCCTT